ACAAGTGTGGAGTTTTGATTTGGTAATTTCATTGTATTTGAGAATGTCTCCATTAGTAAGTCCGTAGATAGATTGATACCAGCCCCATTTTGCAGAGAATCCTGCAGATGCTGAGGTAGCTCTATCTCCTTCTGAGTTGCTAAATAATTCAGGATAGTTTTCTGTAATTCGTTCTTTAAACTGTAAAAAAAAACAAGCGAACCAAATACAATATCTAAAGTTACTTCTGTCATATCGTATTTATCAGCACTTTCGTAATCTTCTATTAAATACTGTTGCTTCTTCTTGTAGGTTATTGGCCTAAATAAAACACCTATTGCTTTATTCATCTGCTCCCAATCTGCAAGGTAAGTGTCTAAATCTACATATTCACCAAATGATATATCATCCAGCTTTGGTATAAATCCAAACTCTTTATCGTTTAAAGTAAACCTATCTATAAATTTAGGTTCGTTATTAAATAGCTTTGTGAGTTCTTGGCAGATTTTATTGATGTCAGTAGCTTTTATTTGTAATACTTGTTTAAGTGGTATATTACAAAATATCTCTACCATCTTTTGTTGTAGAAATGAATCCAGTTCTTTACCATCAGCAATCTTTAACCACTTTTGGTATTGCTTTAAAGTAACTTCATTAAGTGTTTCTGGTATGTTAATAGTTAACTTCATTTATATACAAACGTTTAAATTAGTGAATCGTTATACACGAATGTAGTAAAAATTTAAAAACTAATATTTTTTAATTGTGTAGTGGTGTGTATTTTATTTAATATAAATAGTATTCACCCTGATTAGGGTTTTGTAATTGATAACTTACTGCATACCTTAAAGCATCTATTGCGTGATTCCATTTATCGCAAGGTGTTTGGCTTTTCTTTTCCAACCATACATAATTATTAAGTTCCTTTATTAAATCTGTGCTATCTTCTGTAATTACTAAATCATAATCTTGTAACAAGCTAATCCCGTATGTAACACTTCCTTGCCCTTTTATAGCTGGAACAACTGAGCAACCCCTACTAAGTTCTGTTATTAATCTTGGTTCTGCACTATCCCCTACAATTAAATTATTTTCTGCAAACTTTTTATTAAGGTTTAATATATCACTTGTGGTAAGTTTTGTTTGATAGAAACATAGTTTAACATATATAATCTTTTTTTCTTTATCTATGCTTGTTTTAACTAATGTGCTCGGGTCGTTAGAAAACCCATAATCTTGCCCAAATACAACTTTACCCACTTCTTTAAATTCGCCTAAACTCCAGTTACTAAATATAACTCCCTCAGCTTTTTCTAACCAAGCACCCTCAATAGTGTGTTTATACCTTTGGGGTCTTCGTTCTTTCATCTCTTTAATTCTATTTAAATAACTTTGTGAAAGATGTTCTATATTATCTAAGTATGTAGAATGACAATAAGTTGTTTCTCCTTTTATTCCAGAGTAGCCAGCTTGTACTCCAGCACCTTCATAAAACCTTTGGTAAATCCAATGCTCTTTTGTTGAGGGGTTCATAACCATTACAACCCTATTCTTTGCTCCCTTTTGTCTAACTGAAAAATCTATCTTGTCAAATATATCCTCATCAACCATTTCTTCGGCTTCATCTATTATCCAAGTTGTTATACCTTGTAGTGATTTAAGGTTTGCTGTTTGGTCTCCTGAGCTTGTTCTTATACCCCTAAATAAAATCTTACTTCCAGTTAATAGATTAGTTATTTCATTGCTGGTGATATGGAAAAAACTTTCCCAACCCATTAACTCAATCTTTTCTTTAAATTCTGGTATAATTGAAATAGAAGCTGATTTAAGAGTGTACCTTGTGAATAATATCTTATGTTGACATTTATTGTCTAATGATAAAATTAAAGTGTTTAAAGCAACTGCAAATGACTTACCTGAACCCCTACCTCCAGTTAATAAATAATACCTTGTATCGTTAGGAAATATATTAAATTTAGGATTTAGCATTATTGCTTAGTTTCCTCATCATTTCGTCAAAGTCAAAACCTACATTCTCAGTTCTTAAATCAATAGTGTCTTTTGCTGTTCCATATCCTGAATCCATTAATGCCTTGTATGCTGCTACATCTCCCTCCATAGCTTTCCTGATTAAAGCCAAAGTAATAACATCTTCTTGAGTTAAAACTTCATCTTCACCAGTTATAGGGTTCTTACCTTTTCTTGTGGCTTCTAACCATCTTCTTGCTATTGTGCTCCTGCTTAAACTTCCTTTAGGTCTTCCAGAAGGATTTCCTGATTGTCCCTTTTTAAAAGGGTTTAAATTTTCTTCGTTTGCCATAATTGTTTATTTATTAAAACCTTGTAATGGGTAGAATATCAAACTATTTCTGTATGATTGTTCATTCTCCCTAACTATTTTTGTAACTCCGTGAATATTATACCAAGCTGGATATACAAGTATGCTATTATTATCTTGAGCAAATGTATGACCAAAGTCAGGCACGTGTAAACTACCCCCCTTTGATTGTTTTCTTTTGGTTAATATAACATTTACAGTTTCTTTTAAATTACCTCTATCTTGGTGATATGGTGCTGCTATATTGTAATTAGATATACTGCTTGTAAATAAATTGCCGAACCTATATTTTGGTAATGTAGTTTCTTCTATTAGTTTTTTTTGTGATTCATATTGTTCAGGCATATATTGTTTGATTAGTTTCTCACTTTCTAAACAGCACATCAACATCGCCTTAATAAATGTATTTGCTTTTTTATGTGTGTGGACTTGTGATACAGAATTGTATGGTCTTCTTAAATGTGGTTTTGCTAATATACCACCAAGTATTGTGGACATCTGAACTGTGCTTAATGCTTTTGCTTGGCTTCTTGTTATTCCATACTTTCTTTGTGTAGCCATTACTTCAGCTCTTTCTAATAAACTTTTAGGAACGTTGTCTCCTATAAATTCATTATTAGCTATGTCTAAAAACTGTTGTAACCTGTCTGGTAATTTAGTTAAATAAAAACCTATTACCTTTCCCTCATATTCTAACAAGCAACTCTCATCAACTGTTGATGGTATATAATCACACCTTTGTCCTATCTTAATATTATGTTCTTTTTTAATTAATTTAAGAGTTTTCATTTATTAGCGTTTTAATTATGTTAAATGCTTCCAAACTGTTTTTAACTGTTTTATTTTCTTTTATATTTAAAACTCTTGTTTGTATAGTTTTTATTTGTCTTTCTGTTTGTTTACTATTTCTTTTTTCCCTACCTACAGAACCATCATCTAAAATTTTAATTATATAAGGATTAAATTTATTTATAAATGTTTTATTCATAAACCTATCACCCTCAGCAAGAATAAACATATTATTACTTTCTTGTATAGATTTTAAATAACCTATATCTTTCATAATTGACATACTTAACCTATCTGAACCATCATAAATATGCCCATTGTATTTACCCATCACAGATAGTTTTTTATTAGTTTTAAAATATATACTTTTTATTTTGGCATTTATATTTAAATTATATTCTTTAATTATTTTTTTAAATACCCAAGTTTTACCAGAACCGCAAGGTCCAATTAAAAGTATAGTTTTCATTAACTGGTTTGTTTCATAGCTTCATAGAATAAACCTTGCAAGTCAACTCCATCAGCTTTTAATTTGTCATATAGTTTTTTAATTGGTTCAAAACCTTCTGATGGATATTCAAGTATAATAGACTTCTTTGTTTGTTGATACATATTCTCAACCTCCTCATCTAAATCAACATCATTTAAAATACTGTAATCAACTTCTTTCTCAGGTTGCCAAACATCTAACCCCCATTCATTCAGTTGAGCATTATCCCATTCATTGGCCAACATATCCCAATCCCATTCTCCAAAACCAACATTGTCCTTTACTATAAATTCTCTCTGTTTCTTCACTGTTAATTTATCTGCCTTTATAATATGCACTTCTTTTAAACCAGCTTCTTGGCACGCTTTTAAACGCATATTACCACCAAGAACAACCATATCATCATTAACAACAATTGGTCTAATTTCCAGCATCTCAGGGAACTCTTTTATTGACTTAACTAACTTATGGAATTTATTATCCTTTATTAATCTTGGGTTCTCTGTGTTCCTTTTTACTTGTGATATTTTTACTTTCTCCGTCTTCATCTTTAAAAAATTTTAATAGTTTCTTTTCAATTATTTTTATTTTCTCGGTCATATTCATATTCATTATATAATCTTTTCATAGTATCAACTAAACCTTTAACGCAAGAACCGCAGCTTGATTGTTCTTTGTTAGTTCCAAATACTCTATTGTGTATTATCAGCAATCCTTTTTGTTCGTTTGCATTTACTACATTCTTTTGTTGATTAAAGAATCCTTTTAAATACATATACTCATCTTCATTTAAACATTCTACTTTGTAAGGAAACATTTTATTTAGCTTTTCTTTTCTTGCATCGCATCCGCAGTCTTTTCCTAACTTATCAAATATCCAATCAGTAGCTTGTTTTATACCTGTGGCTTTTGTTATCTTTTCTACTGTGTCTCCTAAACCTTTACTCGTCATTAATTTTTTTTTTAATTTCTTTAATACAATTGTTTATTGTTCTCCATACAACTACGTGAGATATATTTGTTGCTGCTGATAGTTTTCTAATGCTGTGAAATTTCTTTCTATATAAATTAAATAGCTTTCTATCAAACCAGTAAAATTCATTTACTATATCATCTACAACTTTTTCTATATCTACATACTTTGTATTATCTGCTTCTATAATGTTTTTAAGGTCTTTATCTATTAGTAAATCTTTATCAACTCTTATAGTATCAATGAATATATTGTGCATCATCTTATATATAAACGCTTTATTTAAAGAATCGTTATACAGAATATCATTAATTTTTACTTTTTTACTATCAATTTTACTATGTAAAGCGATATAAAAGTCGTGTAATAAATCTTTTGCTGGTATTTTACTATTACTGCTTATTTCCTCAGCCATAGATAGCCAAGTTTTTTCATCTTTAACTAAGATGTGTAATATATTATTTACTTCTGTATTCATCTAATTCAAGAAGTATATTTACAAAATCATCGTATTGTAAAGCAATGTAATCTTTTTCAAAGTTTTTAGTAAATACTACCACTGGTGTTTTTAGTGTGCCTCTTGCATCTCCTTCACTTTGTTCTAATGCTTTCCAGATATTAAGTTTCTCTTGGTTTTTACATTCCCAGCTATATTCAGATAGTATTCCGCTTGTGGTCATAATATCTCCTTTAATACTTAATCCTCCGCTGTTTGGTGTTCTTCTTATATTGGTATCGAACTTCTTAGCTAAATCTTTAGCAATTTTTAATTCGAACCTTTTACCTTTTTGATTTGCGTTTAAACTCATATTTTTTGGAAATGTTTTCTAACTATTGCTCCAAGTTCAGCATCATTAGTATATATTCTACACAACAAAGCAATGTTGTACTCAAGAGGAGAATCATCACTACGGTAGTGAGAGTCCTTAGTTTGTCTGTATTCATTTAATGTTCTCTTTTTACTTTTCAAGATATTTTTTTATAATTACAACAATTAAAGAACCAGAGATAAAGCTGGTTATGTGTGATAGTATTAACATTAATAATATAGTTTTCATAGTATTTTTTTAACTTCTTTTTTTAACCTTGCAGTTTCTTTATAAGTTTCTATGCTTTGCAATTTTATAGAAATAATTTCACTTTTCAAAACTTCAATGTAATTTTCTTGTCTTAACATAACGTTTAAGGCTAAATATAGCGATTTTAAGGAACTTTCAGCTTCGGCTGGTATATTTCCATCACTATACTTATTTTCTATCTTTAGAATTAATATTTCTAATTTATTTTTAGCGTGTATTAAATCTATGTCATTCATCTTTTTAAATCCATTGTGTAAAGCAACTCATCCCCTAACTTACTATCTATTGTTTTAATAGTTCTATAAATGTTTATACTTTTCTTTTTGACTTCTTCTTTTTCTATTTTTGTTGAATCAGTTCCTAAGTGTGCGTATAATGAACAATCTATTCTTAATAACTCATCTATTTTTTGTTTATCTGTCCAGCTTGTAAACTGTGTAAACTTTTCTATGTCTTTGTATTTGTAATTCATAATTTTATTTTATTTGCTATTGTTTTCATTTGTTTTAAACCTTCAATATTATTCACTGCCATCCAAAAATATTTATCTTCAATTATAGGTTGTAAATTTTTCTTATACTTATAATAAATATTTAAAAAAATAACGTTTTTCATATTTTCAATAGATATTTTTTTTTCAAACCTTACGTAACATTCATATAAATTATTATACTGTTCGTCATAAAATTCTTCTGTTTGGTCAGATAGATAGTCAACAATTTTATAATAAATATTAAATAGTTCGTTGATTTTTTTTTCATTTATTTTTCTTTTCCTCATAACTTTATTTTAAAACATTATTACCACCAATTGTAAATCCTAAACCACTATTGTAATCAAATCTAAGTGGCTCTGCGAGGTTGGTGGGTTTACCCCCAGTTTCTTTATCTTTTATTTTATAAACGTATACCTCTGTTTGCATCCATAAATCTTTATGAGCTACTAACCTATGTAAACAAAGGAAGTTGTCAA